CCGAGGCGATGGTCGGCTGGGCGGGCCGCAGCGTGTGGATGGGCAAGCAGAATTTTTGGATTTACGACGGCGGCGTGCAGCCGCTGCCGAGCGATATCGACGGATTCGTGTTCAGCGACCTCAACGTTGTCACCGCCGGCCAGACGTTTGGCTACCACAACGGGATTTTCCCCGAGATCACCTGGCACTATCCGTCGGCTGCGGCGACGTCGCCGGATCACTACGTGACGTGGAACTACAAGGATCGGCTGTGGACGCACGGCGTGCTGGCCCGCAGCATCGGCTCGGAGCCCGGCGCGTTCGGCCTGCCGCTACTGGGCACCGTGGCAGGCACCGTCTACCAGCACGAAACCGGCTATCTCGCCGACGGCGCGCCGCGCGGTGCCGCGGTCTACGCCGAGACCGGCGATCTGCAGATCGGCGACGGCGATACGCTGGTGCAGCTCGATGCGATCTACCCGGATCTGCGCCAGCCGCAGCTGGTGCAGTTTCATTTGAAAGGACAGCTCGAAGCGGCCGCCGGCGAAACCGATTTCGGGGTGTTCGCCCAGGAGCGCGACGACGGCGTCATCGACACGCTGCTCGACACGCGCTCGCTGCGGCTGCGCATCGAGGGGCTGCAGGACGGCCCGTGGCAGCTCGGCCGCATCCGCCTCGGCCTGACCCCGGGACCCGGCCGATGAGCGGGCGCCCCGCCATGCCGTCGCTCCGGCTGCCGCGCGCGGCGCGCGGGGCACCGACGCCGGAGGAGTTCAACAACGCGATGGCACAGCTCGAGCGGGCCGACTCGGCCAACCTGAAAACCGGCACCACGCCCGCCTTGCCGGCGCTGGTGCTGACCGCACCGGACGGCTCGGCCTGGACGGTGACGGTGTCGGCCACCGGCGTGCTGAGCACGGTGCCGGCGCGATGAGCCCGCGGCTCGATCCGGCGGAGGCGCGCGTCGTCGACTGCCTCGAGCGCGCCCTCGCGCTGGCCGGCGGGACGCATGATTTCCAGAGCGACGTGGTGCCCCGGCTGCTCGACGGCCGGGCGCAATACTGGCAGCGCGGCGCGGCGGCGATCGTCACCGAGATCCACCACTACCCGCGCTGTCGCGACGTCAACTACTGGCTGGTCGGCGGGCGGCTGGCCGATGCGTTGGCGCTGGTGCCGGAGATCGAGGCCTGGGCGCGCACCCAGGGGGCGACGCGCGCCGTGGCGTTCGGCCGCAAGGGCTGGGCGCCGGTGCTCGGCCGGCTCGGCTGGCAGGTGGCCGGCACCGGCTATCGCAAGGAGCTCGTGCAATGAGCAAGGGCGGCGGTGGCGGACCGCAGACGGTGACCAACAAGACCGAGTTGCCGGCGTGGGTGAACCAGGGCGGCGCGGAAAATCTGGAGTACGCCAAGCAGGTGGCGGCGCGGCCGTATGAAGCCTATGCCGGCCCGACGGTGGCCGGGCTGACCGCCGACCAGACCAGCGCGATGGACTGGATCCGCGCCAACTCGACCGGCGCCGCCGACGCGATCAGCGGTGCCACCAGGGCCATCACCGGCGGCAATCTGGCGACGACGGCGCAGTCGCTGTTGAATCCCTACCTCGGCAACGTCGAGGCCGGCGCGGAGGCGCAGCTGCAGCGCAGTGCCGACCAGGCGCAGAACGACCTGGCGAGCCGCGCCGCCTCCGCCGGGGCGTTCGGCGGCACGCGCTTCGGCGTGCAGTCGGCCGAATTGGCCGGCAACATCGCGCGGCAGGCCGGCGATCTCAGCGCGAATATCCGCAGCCAGGGGTGGAACACCGCCGTGCAGACCGCGCTGGCGCAGGCCGGGGCGGTCACCCAGGGCGCCGCCGCGGGGCAGACCGCCGGGCTGGCCGGCGCCGGCGCGCTGTCGGCCGCCGGGGCGCAGCAGCAGAACCAGCAGCAGGCCGATATGAATGCGGCGATCGCGCGGTGGCAGCAGGCGCGCGACTATCCGCTCGAGCAGCTGGCGATCCGCCAGTCGGCGCTGAGTTCGACGCCCTACGGCGCGACGTCGACCAGCACGCAGGTACCCAACAAGGGCAGCGACGTGCTCGGCACGATCGGCCAGGTGGCGCAGATCGCCGGCACGGTGATCCCGCTGCTGGCGATGCTGTAGGAGCACGACGATGGCTTTGGCTGATGACGCATTGGGGCTGGCCGGCTTCGACGAAGGCGGCACGGTCTATGGCGGCGGTGGCGGCGGCAAGGGCGGCAAGGGCGGCTCGGCGACCGACTGGAGCAAAATATCCAAGCTGCTCGGTAACGCCGGGGAGGTGCTCGGTAAGGCCGGCTCGGCGGGGGCCGGCGATGCGGCCTTCGACAAGCGCGGCGGTCAAGGCCCGGGGCCCAGCCAGATGGCGACCCAGGGGCTGCCCAATCTGCTGGCGACGCTGATCCAGATGCACCGCGCGGCGATGCTGTCGCAGGCGACGGCGGCGCCGCTACAGCCGCGCGCCTCCTTGCTCGGTTGATCCGATGGCGTCGCTGCTCGACTCGGCCGATCCGATCCTGTCGCTGCTGGGCAATTTCGTGTCGGGCGGCCGCACCGGCCAGCCCGACACGCCGGTCTATGGCATGACGCCGGAGGGCGAGGCGTTGCCCAATCGCGTGTCCGACCGACAGCGCGCCTCGATCGCCGATGCGCTGCTGGCGTTCGGCAGCGCGGCATCGAACGCCGCGGCGCCGCGCTTCGGCCTGGCGCCGACCTTCGCGCAGGGTTTCGGCGATGCGCTGAGCGCCGGTCGCCAGCAGGTGATCAACGAGCAGGCGGCGCAGGCGGCGATGGCCGACCTGGCCCTGAAACGGCAGATCCTGCAGCAGCAGATGGCCGGCCAGCAGCTGGTCGCGCGGTTCCTGACGCGCGGCCTCGGCGGCCCGCAGGGCGTCGCTGACGTGACCACGGAGACGCCGGCGGCGCCCGCCGGCGCGCCGCCGGGCGCGTCGGCGACACCGCCCGGCGGGGCGCCGGCAACACCGCCCGGCTACGAGCCGGGGGCGCTGGTGCGCGAGGCGCTCGGCGCGCACGAATCCGGCGCCCGCGGCTACGGCGCGACCAACAGCGCCGGCTACACCGGGCGCTATCAGATCGGCTCGCAGCTCGCCTCCGACGCGGGGTTCTACGCGCCGGCCGAGGGCGAGGACACGAAGGGCAATCAGTGGAGCGGGGCGTTCAGGATCCCCGGCTTCGCCGGGGTGCGCACGCGCGACGATTTCCTGCGCAACCCGGCGGCACAGGACGCCGCCTACCGGCTCGCCATGGGGCACATGGACAAGCAGCTGAGCGCGCTCGGGGTCTACGACCGCGGCGTCGGTCAGACCATCGGCGGCGTGCCGGTGACCCGTGACGGGCTGCTCGCCGGCGCCTGGCTGGGCGGCGCGGGCGGCGTGAAACGGTGGATCGACTCGGGCGGCAAAGACGATCCGGTGGACGGCAACGGCACGCATGTCAGCCAGTGGGTGCGGCTCGGCGCCGGCGCGGTGCCGGCGGTGCGACCCTATGCGGACACCGGCCGCGCCGTGCCGCCGCCCTCGCCGGGCCCCGGCGGCACCGTGGTGCGCGACGTCGACCCGACCGCCATCACCACCGCCACCGCTGAGCAGCTGGCCGCCGCGCCGCCGCCGCCGCTGCCAGGCGCCACCGCCGCCCCAGCGGCGCCAGCTTCCACCGCCACCGCGGCGGCGGCGCAGCCGCTCTATGTCGGCGACAGCCTGGCAACGGGCCTCGGCGCCGGCCGTGGCGTGGTGGGTGCCGGGCCGCAGGCGGTGCTGGCGAATATCCGCGCGATGCCCGCCGCCGACGTGGCCGGGCGGCACGTGGTGCTGTCGTCCGGCACCTCGAACGGGGTGGGCGACGTCGGCTACGTGCGGACGCAGATCGAGGAGCTGAAAAAGAAGGGGGCGGCGTCGGTGACCCTGCTCGGCGTCGGTGACGCGAAATACCTCACCGACAACCGCTCCAATCAGTCGCTGGAGGAGACGGCGCGGCAGACCGACGCGCGGTTCGTGCCGGTCGATCCGGCGACGCTCGGGGCGGATCGGATACATCCGGCCGACTACACCGCGCTGCGCGCCGCCAGCATGCCCGTGCCGGTGCCGCCCGCCCAGGGCGGGCCTGACGGCGGCGCGACGCCGGCGCGCTATCAGGTGGCCACCACCGGCCAGACGCCGCCACCGCCCGCCACCGCCCCGGCAGCGCCGGCCACCCGCGCGACCACCGCGCCGGCCGGGCCGCCGGCGCCGGGCATCCCGGCGCGGCCGATCGGCATGCCGCCGGTGCCGGGGATGAACCGCAGCGCGCTCGACGCGATGACGCCGCGCGACCGCGCGCTGTTCGCCGCCTCGCTGCTGTCGATGCCGCCCGACAAATGGCCGGCGGTGGCGGCGCAGCTGGCGATGAAGCCGGCCGAGACGCCGAGCTACCAGACCATCGGCAACCAGGTGGTCGGCGTCTACCGCGACGGCACGCGGGTGGTGATCGGCCCGGCGCATCAGGAGCCGTTCACCGTCGAGCGGCTCGGCGCCGACGGCAACACGCGGTCGATCCGCGTCGACCCGAACACCGGCACCGAGCAAGACCTGGGGGTCAAGAGCACGCCGGCGCTGACCGACGTGAAGGGCGACGACGGGCAGAACCACAAGGGCTACCTGCAGCCCGACGGCAGTTTCCGCCTGGTGGCGCCGTCGCCGACGCCGCCCGGCTCGCAGCCGCTCGATCCGCAGCGCCAGGCGCAGGAGGAGCGGCTGCGCCGGGCCGGCATGCCGAGCGCCGAGGACGTGTTCCAGCAGAAAACCGGCGAGGCCGCCGCCAAGCAGCAGGGCGAGTTGACCGACGCGGGCGGCAATGCCGCCGGGATGGTGGAGAAACTGCGCCATTTCCGCAGCGTCGCGGAGGGCTTCCAGTCGGGCAAACTCACGCCGACCGCCAGCACGGTGGGCTCGATCGCCACCGCGCTCGGCCTCGATCTCAGCGGCATCGCGCAGACCATGGGCAGCCGCTCGGTGACGCAGGCCGAGGTGCTGCAGAAAATCAGCAACGAGCTGGTGAAATCGCAGATCACCCCGGGCTCGGGCTTCTCGACCAATCTGTCCGACGCCGACCGGGTGTTCCTGCAGCAGACCATGCCGGCCATCTCCAACCGGCCGGAGAGCAATGCGGTGATCCTGGCATTCCTCGAGAGCGCGGCGCAGCGCACCGTCGACAAATCGATCGCCTGGGACCGTAGCGACGATCACTCGCTGAAGGCCTGGCGCAATTTCAACGCCGACTGGACGGAGAAGCAGAACAAGGCGCCGATCATCCAGAAGGTCGAGACCTTGGAGGAAGGCGGCTTGCTGCCGGTGAACAGTGTTTTCCGCCTGCCGGACGGACGTTTCGGCGTGGTGACTCCCTGATGCCGGTGCAGATCTTCGACCCGGACGCGGGTAAGCCGCCGACCGGCGGCGGCGGGCGGGCGCGGATCGTCGGCGGTGCGCTCGACCCGCCGCCGGCGATGACTTGGAAGGAACTC